CTTCACAAATTAAAGAAATTTTACTTTCTTTTTATAAAAATATGGAACAATTTAAAGATTTATATCAAGAAGATATTATCACACCTTTTCAATTTCATGTCAGGCTTAGCGAGATTTTTGATGAAGCAACTACGAGTATTACAAACATTGGCAGTTCTTATGACGATAATGAACAATATCCGTATCTTAACGACGGATTAATGTTTTCTGTTCAAGCTGATAGTGGACTTGATTTAACTCCTGTTGAATTAGAGGATAAAGATACAGAGCAAAATGTTTCATTCGTTGATACACCAAATGATGTTATTGTATCTATACCTCATCCTATGCAATATACAAAAATTGATTGTTCTCAAAACGTGCAATTGGGCAATTTTTTGCAGCGACCTGTGCAAATATTTCAATATAATTGGACTATTGGTGATAGTATTAGCATATTATCAACAGGTTTTCGCCCATGGCATTTATTTTTCGATAAACCCTCTATCAAACGTAAACTTGATAATTATTATTTACTAAGATGCAATCTGCATCTAAAATTTGTTATAAATGCTTCACCATTTTACTATGGTGCAGCGATGGCAGCATATGAACCATTGATGCAATTTACACCTGGTCCGGTTAGAACTTCCACTGCTCAAGCAGAAAATATATCACTTTCACAACGACCGCATGTTTGTCTATATCCTGCAAATTCCCAAGGTGGAGAAATTATATTACCTTTTCTATATCACAAAAATTGGTTAGATGCTACTTCGAGCAGTGATCTAACTAATATGGGTGAAGTACTCATGACCAGTTTTGGTACACTCAGAAATGCTAATGGAGTAGTGGGCGATTCAGTAAGTATTGTTGTCTATGCTTGGGCTGAAGATGTTGAAATCTCTGGACCTACCATTAATTTGGCCGTACAGAGTGATGAATATCAAGGTAAAGGAGTAGTCTCAAGACCAGCATCTGCCATAGCTAGAGCAGCAAATATGTTAAATAAGGTTCCGGTAATTGGACCATTTGCTACTGCTACATCATATGCTGCTGGTGCCATTGCGGATATAGCTTCTCTTTTTGGATATACTAATGTACCTGTTATTGATGATGTTTGCGCTTTTCGAAGTAAACCATTCCCAAACATTGCTTCTACAGACATTGGCACTCCAGTTGAGAAACTAACTTTAGATGCCAAGAATGAATTGAGTATTGATCCAAAAATCTCAGGAGCTAATGTAAATGATGAATTGGTCATTAAAGATTTTGTTGGCAGGGAATCATTTTTCTTTCAGACTGAGTGGAGTTCTACTAACCCTATTGATCATTCCCTTTTCTTTATGAAAGTTACTCCTAATATAATTCAATCTCAAATTGGTCCAGGTCAAACTGTACATTGGCCTACACCGTGTGATCATGTGGCTAGATGTTTCAAATATTGGCGAGGAGATATAATTATTCGATTTAAGATCATTTGTACCAAATTCCACAAGGGTAGATTGCGAATTAATTGGGATCCTATAGGAGGTATTGGTACATTCGGTGATTATACTACCGAAGTATATACTAAAGTTATTGATATTAGTGCTGAAACTGATGTTGAATTTAGAGTACCATATACACAACAATCTGCGTACCTACTAACAGATACTGTGACTTCTAATCACTTTAATTCTAGTGGTACCAGTATTGCAGGGGTTGGTGTAACATCTAATGGTATACTTACAATTCGCGTTTTAAATAGTTTGACAGCTCCAATTGCTACAGCTGATATTTCTATATTGTGTTTCATTAAAGGTGCAGATAATCTTGAATTTGCTTGTCCTATGGAGTTACCAGCGAATACATCCCCATATACTGTACAAAGCGAATCATATGATCTTGAATTAGATACTATTGATATGGGTGATGCACCTTCTACTGTCGATGAAAATGTAAATCTCATATACATGGGAGAATCAATACCTACAATACGTCAATTGATGAGAAGATCAACAGCTTATATGCGTATAGTTAATCAGCAAGATTGGACCAATTCTTCTCAGATGACGCATAGGAGTATCATTGGTCGTAGTCCTGTATACCCAGGATATGATCCATCAGGATTGCATGTTGCTGTTGGTGCACTATCTCTTGTTAATGAATCATACAATTGGGTGAATTGGTCATATACAACATGGTTCTCGAATTGTTTTATTGGTGCGCGAGGGTCATATCATTATACTATAAATTCGTCTTATACTAAGGAATTAGATTCAATACGTGTTTGTCGTACATCTAAAACTCATGATTCTACAACTTTATCTAGCTTTTCTACAAGAACTCTAGATAGTGATCTGTGGCGTTTTACACAAGATTTTGGTTCCACTGAATTTCAACCTACCGGATTAGAGGGTATGAGTCTCACTAATCAGTTGTCGCAAGCTGGATTAATGGTTTCAGTTCCTATGTATAGTATATACAAATTTCTATCAACATCTATAGGTTTTCGTACAAGAGGAAACAATTTAGATAATACTGATACGGATTCAATTACTATTGATACAAATTTGCAAATCGATCTAGATAATGGATCGAAAAATCTATATCATGATCTATATGTGAGTGCGGGTACTGATTTCAGCTTAGTATTTTTTCTTAACGTACCACATCGTTTTGAATATGATAACACACCAGTTGCACCAACTTATGTGTAAACCCTTATGTCGGAAGACATTAAATTTACTAGTGATAGTATAAATCTAAAAAGTGATGGTCGATGTCACTTCTCTTATAACAGAG